AGGCTACATTCTGGACGCAGATGAAGCGAAAACTCGCAAAAAATCAATCAGAAAGCGTAGAATTACAAGTAATTGAACAAAGCGACTCCAGTGAGCCGGTGGCAGTAGTCGGCGGCAAGGTTTCACTCTCTGGCTGGCGTCGTGGCTAATTTTTCAGGGGCTTATCATGGCAGGAATTACGCAGGCTCAGGCCGAAGCAAAGCTGGCTGAGTACCTTGCCGCAGAAACCGCAGTGCTATCCGGCCAGCAGTACGAAATCGCAGGCCGGATGCTGAAGCGTGCTGATCTGCAATTCATTCAAGAGGGCATCCGCATATGGGACCAACGCGCCAAAGAACTGGCGCAGAAGTCTAGCGGCCTGACCCGTGTTATTTCACCCCGTCCAAGCTGGTGAGCATGAAGAATCTACCAAAAGCGAACATTCTGGAACGCGCAATCGCGGCCATTTCGCCGTCATGGGCGCTGGAACGACACAAGAACCGCGTGGCAATGGCCCTATCTGGTGGATATACCGGAGCAAGTTACCGCGACAATCTGGTGACATGGCAGCCCGGCACCGCTGATGCCGATGGTGACACCCTGCGCGACCTAAAGGAACTACGCGCCCGCACCCGTGACCTCGTGCGGAATAGCGCCATTGCTGGCGGGGCGATTGAAACCCAAGTTTCACACGTTGTCGGCACTGGCCTGACCATGCAGAGCCGCATTGACGCCGACTATCTTGGCCTTGACGAAGACGCAGCCGGGGAGTGGCAACGCAACGCAGAGCGTGAGTTCCGGCTGTGGGCAGAAAGCACCTACGCGGACGCCTTCGGCCAGCAGAATTTCTACGAGCTTCAGGATTTAGCATACCGCTCCCGTCTGGAATCCGGAGATTGCTTCGTGATTCTGGCAGGTGTTCGGCGTGAAGGATGGCCCTACCGCCTAGCCCTGCAAGTCATCGAAGCTGACCGCGTATGTAACGAGAATTTCAAGGCAAACACTGACAATCTGGTGGCAGGCATCGAGCGCAGCCAGAACGGAGAGGCAGTGGCAATCTATGTCACGAATAAACACCCCGGCTCTCAGTTCATCACCAAGGGCTTGAAGTGGACCCGAGTAGATATCCGCTCAGGAAATGGCCGTCTGAACGTGCTCCACATCATGCGCAAGCTGCGGCCCGGACAGACCCGAGGCGTGCCAGAACTCGCACCGATTATCTCTCTGGTGAAGCAGCTTTCCCGCTACTCTGACGCGGAAGTGGACGCAGCAGTAAACTCGGCGGCCTTCGCCATCTTCACCAAGATGGACGCCGAAGCCTTCCAAGACGTGTTCAACGATGACGCTCAAGGCGCAATCATCGACAACGCGAAACGGTGGGACGGCACATTGCGGACTGGAGCGGCCATCAACCTGATGCCGGGCGAAAGCATCGAAACCGCGCAAATGAGCCGCCCGAACCCGAACTTTGAAGGGTTCGTGCGTGCCGTCATGGTGCAGATCGGCATGGCCCTGAATATCCCGTTTGAAGTGCTGGCGAAGCAGTTCAATTCCAGCTACTCGGCCAGCCGTGCGGCCCTGCTGGATGCTTGGCGCACCTTCCGTATTCGCCGTGAATTCCTTGCCAGCAAGCTCTGTCAGCCGGTTTACGAGGCATGGCTGACCGAAGCCGTGGCTTCTGGCCGGATTACCGCCCCCGGCTTCTTCGCTGATGCCGCAACCCGTAAAGCATGGTGCGGCACCACATGGAGCGGCGACGGCCCCGGCAGCATTGACCCACTGAAGGAAGCCAGCGCAGCCGAGAAGCGCATGAACATCGGCCTGAGCACACTGGCCGAGGAAATCAACGCATACGACGGCGGCGACTGGCCGAGCAAGCACAAGCAGCAGGTGCGTGAACGTGCCGAGCGCGAAGAAGGCGGGCTGGTGGGGCCAGTAGTGCCACCGATGGCGAACGGTATGCCAGCAACGCCACCAGAAGAGCCGGACACCGATACCGGCAATGAAGCTGAGTAATTTTAAGCGAGGATTTTCACATGGCAACAATGACAGGTATTGCCGACCACTTCCCGGTCAAGATTTTTGAGACTAACGTCAACCAAGTTACAGCCGGAACCGCGAACGGTGGGTGGGTATCAGGAACCCCGGCAAACTTGGTCGCATCTGCTGCGGTAGATGTGATTTTCGACCTCGGCCAAGACTGGCACCAGTATGTAGCCGTGCAGGTTTCAGTTTTCCTTGCTGGTCCGTCAACTGGTGCGAACCCGGTTTACTTTACCGGTTCAGACACCGCAGCAAAGAACGTAAACCGCCGACTGGTCGGTGCTAGTTCGGCCTCGCTGTCATCTATTTATGCCAACGTGACAACTTCTGGCTCAACTCAGGCCGTAGTGGTTCGTCCGATGGGCCGTTACCTGACCGTGACCATGCTCAACGCTGACGCAACCAACGCAATGGGCGCGACATCGAAGATCACGATGGCAGCATATCCGGGCTAATTGTTTCCAGTATTTGCAAATGGCGAAACCCTGATATAATCAGGGTAATTCGCTGATTTATTGCGGGATATTATGACTAAACGGGCTATTGATGCGGTATTAGCCGCACCGTGGGCAATTACAGAAGACGGCATGGAACTTGTCGCCTCTGTTGCCGCCCGTGAACACCAGTACGCCGAAGGCAATCTGGAGGCACTGGAGGCCAAGCTAGGCCGCCCGCTGAACAACACGCAGCGCATGACCATCCGAAACGGCGTGGCCCTGTTGCCTATCTCTGGGCCGCTGTTCGCCAAAGCCAACCTGATGACCCGCGTGAGCGGGGCCACCAGCTACGACACACTAGCAACCGACCTGACAACCGCGCTTGAAGACCCGCAGGTCAAGGCCATTGTTGGCGTGTTCGACACGCCGGGCGGCGAGGTTACTGGCGCAAGCGAACTGGCATCACTGGTGAAGGCAGCACGAGGCAAGAAGCCGCTCGTGGCATTCATCGAAGGCCAGATGGCAAGTGCTGGCCTCTGGGTCGGCAGCGCCTTCGATAAAGTCGTGGCCGCTGACACCGCCATGATTGGTTCGCTAGGCGTGCAGATGGGCATTCGGGTTCAGCAGCCTGCCGCTGGCGAGAAGTCATACCGCTTCATCAGCTCGATCAGCCCAATGAAGAACGCAGACCCTGGCACAGAAGCTGGGGCGACCGCGATTCAGAAGGTTGTTGACGATCTGGCTCAGGTATTTGCCAGCACTGTTGCGGAAAACAGACAACGCCCCACGGACTACGTGGTGGAGAACTTTGGGCAAGGCGCAATGTTCGTCGCTGCCGAAGCAATGGCCCGTGGAATGATTGACCAGATCAGCACACTGGAAGCCGTTATCACTGACCTGTCCAGAAAAGGAACTGCAATGGACTTTAAGAGCCTGACCGCCGCGATGCTTGCGGAACATCGGCCCGATCTGGTCGCCGCAATTGGCGAGCAGGCTGTGGCCGCGATCGATAAACCAGACCTTTCCGCCATTCGTGCCGAAGGTGCTGCCGCAGAGCGCCAGCGCATTCAGGACGTGCGTGCACAGTCTCTTCCAGGCCATGAGGCACTGGTAGAGCATCTGGCAATGGACGGAAAGACCACTGGTGCAGAAGCAGCCGTGAAGATTCTGGCCGCCGAGCGCGAGATTGTTGCCAGTAAGAAGCAGCAGATCATCAACGACGCACCGGCACCAGTGCCAACCGCAGCCGATGAAGGCGAAGCGCAGGGCGCGACAGCTTCCACCGCAAAGGCACCGGAAGGTTTCACCATCAGCGCAGACCGCGCAAAACTGGATGCAGCAGCCAAGGAATACTTGGCAGCGAATCCGGGCGTTACTTACCTTGCGGCTATTAAGGCCGTGCAGAAAGGAATCTAAACTATGGCCGCATCTAGCATTGCCGTTCTGACGCTTGGCGTCACTGCCTCTACCGCGCTGACCAAGTACCGTGCCGTTTCTGACTCTGGCGGCCTGCCTGCCGCTGCTGCTCGTTGCTTGGGCTTCGTGCAGCAAGACGTGGTTTCTGGCGACCGCGCCCCCGTAGTGGTTCAGGGCACCGTAATTGCCGAAGCTGGCGCAGCTATCGCCGCGAACGCTCAGGTAGAACTGGACTCGTCTGGACGCGTAGTAACAAAGTCCGCAGGCGTAGGCGTAGGCCGTCTGACTGCTGGCTACACCGCTGGCGCTGCTGGCGATCTGGTCGAAGTTCTGCTGACTCCGTCCTAATAACCCGATTCCTTAGAAGGATATTACTATGCCTCAAATGAACCTTTCCACGGCTCGGGTTATTGACCCGGTCCTGACATCCGTAGCGCAGGGCTTTAAACAGTCCAACCTCGTCGGCGGCCTGCTGTTCCCGCAGGTTCCCGTGATGATGCGTGCG